TTTTAAACCTGCAGTGTCAGAATTAATAATCGTTAAATCTTTAATAACACTATAAAAATTGACACTTGCAATAATAGTTGGAACTCCAGTTACACTAGGAGCCGAATAGTCACTAATCTCAATATGCGTTGCATCTATAAAAGTAACAATTTCATAATATAAGCCGCCGATCATAATAAATTGACCAACCATATCTGCTGTAAATGTTGTTCCTGTTCCTGTTATTGTAGTATCACCACTTGTAGCTGATATTGTTCCAGTTGTGTAAGCATTGGTTCCTATAATTTTGACAGAATAAGCTCCATTACAATCTATAATAGCAGCATCACGAGAAACACCTTGAATAGTAACACCAGCTGGGATTTCAATATCTTTGTTAAGTAAATATACTCCATTTTGTAAATTAAGAATTCCACCTCCAAGAGACCTTAAAGCATCTAATGCTGGTTGTAATTGACTAGCACTACTAATTGTTAACACACCTTGGCCAATTGTTGCGTTTGGAAGACCAATATTTTTGTTAAAACTACCGCTTTTAGAAGTGTTAGGAAACAATGGGTCTGTAACAGGATTAGGAATTAGAGTATTTTCATCCATAGTAAAATCTTGAGGGTTTTGCTTAACCCCAAGGTTATAATCCATTGCAAATTTTTCTTTAGGTGTCATTTCTCTCATTTTACAAGTCCTTGGTCTATTATTTTTTCAATGTAAAAACCTTCATAAACCGGAGCCTTTTGAGTATTTATCGTATTACCATACCACATAATATTAAAGTATTGACCTTCAATTTTAGGCAAATTTCCAATTTTAATATCACCATTTAAACTTAATTGTATTGGTTGATAGTTATTTCCATTTGATTTGATTTGAAGTTGGCTATCTTGGCCAAAACGAGTAAATACTGCAATCTTATCACTAATTTGTTTTTTATGAGCACGGTTATTAAACTCTAAATCTTGGCTTTCTACAAAGTAATAAATAGGAGAATTATTATCAGAAGTTCCTAAATCAAGAGTTTGAACATCACCATCAGTATCAGCTACCCGAATTTTTTCTCCATTTATAGGATCAGTATAGACAATACCTCTTTGAAATTCATCAGCATAAGAGTGAACCGACCAGCTTTGGTCTCTAGGACTAAACTTTAAACAAACATTATTGTAAGTTGTTTGTGTATCTTGATTTGTATTTAGAGTTACGTCTCCAATAAATACTCTAACTGTATTTTCATCACTAACTAACATTACATTAGCTCTATTAGCTTCAGGAATTGCATCTAAAAAGTCTTGAACACCAGCTCTAGAAATTTGAACTGGATACCCACCATCTGTTTTACGAATATCTTTTCCACTATAAAAGTAGGTAATACCTTGGCAGAGTGTAATTGCTTCTTGTGAAACTGCTCCAATGTTTACGATGCTTTCAGGATCGGCAGTCTTTGTCAATACATCTAAACGATACATGCCAGTGTCTTTAAATACGAGCAAATATGTTGATGTTTCCGAGAAGCCTGTAATATTTCCATTGTCGTCTGGATTTACATCAATAAAATCACCTTTAGTCGGGTCAATATTCCATTTTATAAATGGACTAGCCGCAGGCTCAATTACCGAACTAAACCAAATTCTATCAGGATATGCTGGGTCTCCCGCACACAACAATTTACCAGCATAACGTTTTACAAATGCAGGTTTTATAGATGTTGGAATTGCATTTCCACCAGTTGTCCATGTATTACCGTTAGCCGACGAATACATTCCATCAGCCGTATTTGTAAGAAAACACCTTCCACCTAAAGTTGCAAATCTAGTAGGTTTAGTATTACTTAAAGTGGTTAATCCACTAGTGTTCCAACTACCATTATAGTAATAAACACTAGCGTTGGATGCTCCTTTAAATACTGCTATAATTAGATTTGGTGTTCCTAATGGACCAACAAACTCAGTCATACCAAGTGGAGAACGTGTTGATGCGACTGTATCTCCAAGTTTTGTGGTTCCTTTTCTTACTTTAGCGAGTCCAATAATATCATCAAAATTAACATTCATACAATTAGCCACACTATTTTCGGGCGTTAGAAAAGACGCGACGTGTGATTTAGTATATCTACCTCCTCTAAAATCTCTAAATTGAAATGGTTGTAATTGTTGCATTATATTCTATTCATTTGATAACGTTTATAATCTCCTGGTTGTTTGGTACTATACCAACCATCTTTCCATAGTTCATATAATTGTTCAAAATAAGCTTGATATTGATATTTTACTCTATCCATACTAAAATTGTTTATTGCATATTCTCTGATTTTAGCATAGTCTAATTTGTCTACATTTTTCATGGCTTCCATTATTTCAGCAAGTGTACGAGTTCTAAACCCCGTCACTCCATCAATATTGTATTCAGTGAAGCAACCCCAATCTGTCGTAATAATAGGTGTTCCGCTCATCATAGCTTCTACAGCAACTCCTTCGAATGGCCCAATATACTGAGTTAAAACAAATACAGCTTTAGCTTTACTCATCAACTCACCTCTTTCTTTAACTCCAACAGTTCCTACGTGCTCCAGGTGGTCACCTGATAGTTCTAATTCTGGTGATTTAAGTATTCCATTATCTCTTGAAAGAACTCCTTGGCCAGCCATTTTAAGTTTCATTCCCATTCTTCCTGTAGCTTCAGCAGCAATATGAGCGCCTTTACGAGTAATCATTCTTCCTATAAATAAGAAGTAGTCTTCTTTTTCTTCACTAAATGGAAAATCATTAGGGTCAAAATAATTAGGAATAACCGAGTCATAAGCTTGACCTACTTCAAATTTTTGGAGACCATATACATAATGCATCCAAGCATAACTTTCAAATACTTTGTAAGGACTAAATACTCCTTTGTAGCCAATTCCAATTTCAACACTCATCATTTCAGGCATTTGGTCAGCTATTGGTTTTTGACAGTAACCACCAATTAAAGCTACAAAGTCTTTTTTAGCTGCTCGTTTTTTAATCTCTAAAGCTGCTCGATTATTCATAATCTGCCAATAAGGAAGATTTGAATCCCAACTAATATCAAAGAAGTCTTTTTTCCAATCATTGTGGCCAAAATGCTTCTGTTGCTCTTCTTTAGTAATACAAGTAACCAACTCATCTACTTCAATGTCTGTATCTTCACTTGCGTATAAAATCACTTCATGGCCTAGACTCTTCATCATAATACAAAAATTACGAATTTTTTGAGTATAAGCACACGGCAAATATTCTTTAGTAACTTGAGTATGCGGAAGTGATACAACATGAAACTTAAAACGTTCCATAAAAAGCCTTTCCATAGCACCCATTGATGCCGTTAAATGTTTCTATTTTGCCTTTGCCTCCAAGCCACTCATTTAGTTTTTCTTCAGTCAAAACATGAGGGTGAGCGTGGTTCTGTTCAGCATCAATCCACTCAAAAATACGAATTTTTTTAGCTAATTTAGCTTTCTTGATAATTTTTTCAGGGTCAATTGTATGCTGAAGGACATTATAAATCCAGACTTCATCAGCTGATTCCAGGATTGACTCAGATACATCTTCGCCGGTCTGTTTAATATAATCTATACCTAATTCAGAATATCTCGTAGCGACCCAATTAGGATAGTCGCAAGGGTCTATAACTGCTCCTCTAAAATTAATACATTTGAGAAGAAGTGAGTTAGGGCCTCCACCAATATCTACAATTGTTTTTCCTTCTAAATCAAAGATGTAAGGTTTACCATTAATTTCTTGATGAGTTAACCCCATATGATGGGCGTAGATAAGTTGTTTTAATTCTTCACCTAACATATTAGCACAATCACCCCACCAAGAAGACTCTTCATGCTGAGCTCTGTCGTGGTCAAGTTGATGTTGGTCTTTCATTTTAATGAGTTATTATGTAATTATTTTAATTTCCAAGCCTCGATTACCTCTTTAGCTTTTTTAACTTTTTCTTCAGTGGTAATTAAGTATTCATGCCATAAAAACCTAGCATCAGGTAGACCAATCTTTTCCAAAATCTCTGGCATATTAACATATTTCAAACCATAACGAGCCACATTCCTAGAGATTACAAAGTCATCAATTAAGTGGTCTTTATTAAAAACATATGACTCAGACACTGTAGGGAACATACATTCTCTCGCTTCTTCTAAAGTCATATCATCTAATGGGTGATAAAGGTCCAAACACCAGTCAGAGAAAATTGTAAACCAATTACAGGTTCCGATATTTCTACCATCCCTTAAGAAGTATTTATCATAACGAGCACGAATAGCTGCCATATCGTGTCCTACCTGAAAAACGGTGTCTTTAGAAATGAAGTTAGTGAAGTCAATGGTTTCTGGATGAATAAGACAGTCGCTATCAATATAGATATTCCAGTCTGCTTTGTTCTCTTTGGCTAGTTCGTAGATTTGCAACTTTTCATAGACTACAGGCATATCAGGAAACTTACGCTCGGTAATATCAACGATTTCTGCACCAATACGCTTGGCATAAAACTCAAGACGGGGTCTTGTTAAAGCTACAAGCTCTGGTGCGTAATTGTTTATATTAAGTGTGTAGATAATTTTTTTCATATATTTTAGAAAATTACAGTTACTCGAACCATTCCATTCCCCCCATTCCCTGCAGCACTTCCACCTTGACCAGCTCCTCCACCTCCACCTGGCTGTGAACCATCAGTGAAGCGATTTCCTCCCTTTCCACCACCCCAGCTAAGACCTCCAACACTTCCTGAGGCTACTCCAGCACCACCACCGCCACCAAACTGAGAAAATCCTCCATTACCGCCAATATCCGAAGCACCACCGCCACCGCCACCATAAACTGATGGTCCTCCGGTATACTGATTACTCCTATTACCCCCTCCTCCTCCACCACCACCGAATAAGGCTGCGTTAATTAATACATCGCTTACACTATTATAGCCACCGCCAACTCCTTGATATGGATTAGGAACACCTGAGTAAGGGTCAGCTGTTGGGTTGCCTGAACCTGAAACCCTACCACCCCCAGGACCACCTGATAGACCGCCATTAGAACCATTAGAGTGCATACCTCCTCCACCGCCTCCACCAGCTCTTGTAGCACCTTCACCACCACCACCACCACCATAAGCAGTTATTATTTTTGCATCATTACCAAAAGTAGAAATATTCCCAATACTTCCAGTTCCATTTGTTCCAGATGCACCAGCACCACCTTGCCCTACATTAATTACTTCTGTAGCGTTAAGTCCGCTAACAGGAACTTTTGCAAACACATAAGCTCCACCACCCCCACCGCCAGATGCACCGCTACCCGTGCGAAAACCACCTCCACCGCCAGCACCCCATACTTCGATAATGGCATAAGAGTTAGCAGTTGTACCGCTTGGTTTTACCCAAGTATCAGCACCAACAGTAGAAAAAGTTTGGACATTACCAGCCTGTGGACCAGTTGGTCCTGTAGTTCCTTGAATTCCTTGTGGTCCTGTTGCTCCAGTTGCTCCTTGTGGGCCTGTTGCTCCAGTTGCTCCTTGTGGGCCTGTTGCTCCAGTTTCACCCTGAGCTCCTTGTGCTCCAATTAAAACCCAATCAGTATTTACTAAAGTCGGTTCTGAATTAGTATTTGTTGTTGTTGCTGCCCATAAAGAACCATCATGAGTAACCGCATCTAATGGGTCATAAGTATCAGTATTATTCCAATCTCCTCTATAATTGAGTGCTTCACCTTGTGGGCCAGTGACACCTTGAGGTCCTGTCGGTCCAGTAGCTCCTTGTGGACCAGTAGCACCTGTTGCTCCAGTTGGTCCTAATGCTCCAGTAGCTCCTTGTGGACCAGTAGCGCCAATAGAGCCAGCAACAGGAACTGCTACGACTCTATTTTCATATGGCCTTTTGTTTCTTCGAAATAGTGTCATAATTATTCAGGTTTAAATATGAATTTACGATTAATCCATTCTTTTCGTTTCATCTGCTCTCTACGGTCGACATAATTAGCTTTCGCTCCGAGAGATGCAGCGTCTTCGCTTCCGTTATTAATCTTTTTAAGGAATTTCCACTCAAGATAGTATTGTGCAACAGTTGGGTCTGGTAAAACAATATTATCGCTATCACGTTGAATTTGAGTTAAACTCTTATAATAATCAAGATAGAAATTAAGTCCGCTATAACTAGCACTAACTTGAGGGTAGAAATAAGCATAGCCACCAAATACTGTAAAGTACGTTGGGAGGCCTGTATTTGGAGATTGTGTTACATCTTCACCAGCTGTGTTTGTTGTAGTTGCAGCTGTTATTGTTAATGTATTTGTTGCTCTATTATTATTAGTATACTCATAAGAGTTTCCACCAATGTAGACTACACCTTCATCGTCAAAATCACTAGAGTCTGTTAATACGATAGTTAAATCATTTAAAGCGATAGAAGTTGCTAGAGTTGTATATGCAATTCCTACCATTAAAGCATCCCATTCTTCTTTGTCAATCCAAATTAAATCTGGGTTTTTACCAAGACGGAAATTATAGATACTTTTAGTAGTTTCTTGGTCATCACAATTCGTAGGCAAAGCTATTCGGAGTTGGTTCTCAATAGCCTCACCTATAATTGTGTTAAATTCTTGCATAAAACTCCAACGTTTGAATTCTCTCAAACATTCAATTTGACAATTGTCAAGCTCACTAAATGCAAACTCATCGGTCAATACTTGTGTATCGTCAAATTTATTAATAGCATTTTTAGCTTTATCAATAATGCTTCTTGCGCTGTATAAAGTATAACCATCATAAGGTGCAGGATCGGAGTAAGAAGAGAATACATTTGTAATTGAATTTTTAAACCGTGCATAGTAATAACCTGCATTAGAGGTAGTATCGTTATAATCTGTAGTTTCAGAGTCGGCTACTAGAGCGGTCGTTGTTAAAACAGATTTAACACCTCCAATGGTTGGAGCATTACTAATTTCAACTTGGTCGAATTTTAATACATATACAGGAGTGTTAGCAGAATGAGGAAATATAGTGTTAGACGCAAGAGTAACTGTGTTTCCTGTAGGCGCAGTAGTTGGATGAGTTTTGATAATTTCACTATTTTCATTTCCAATTTCCCCAATTAATAGAATTTGGTTTATAGCTAGGCCTGTGATATTCTTCACACTTAAAGTTCCTGATGCCTCAGCTGTATCAGCTATCAAAAAAGTTTTTGTAGCATCAACAAGCTGTGGGTACATAGGAATACGCACAGGTTCATTTATTCTACCATATCTAAGTTGAATTAACGGTCTAATTTGCATAATTATTCTTTATTTTGAAAATCAAGAATTGCTTTAATGCGTTCTGGATTATTTGTAACTTTATCGTCATCAAATTCTAATCCAATTTCTTGAGCGTAAGCAATCAACTCATCTTTTTTCATTTTGTTTAATTCAATTTCTGATTTAGCTTCGGGTTTTTCTGGAGCTTCATAATTTGGGTTTGGAATTTCAACGATTTCTCCAATAACGATTCCTCTTTCAGCAAACTGAGGGTTATTTATAATATCGTCTTCAGTAACTACATAATCGATGAATTTGCTGTCACCCTGGTTGGACCCAGGTTCAACTTTTGGTTGTTCATCAATAGTTTTATCATCCACTTGAGATGCTTCCTCTGCGAGTGTTCCAGTGTCATCAGAAGGGATAGTATTTGAGAGCATTCGCTCTTTCGCAGCGGCTCTACGTTCATCAATCTGAGCTTGAACCTCTGCTTCCTGCTCAGGAGTTTTGATATCTACTTTCGTTAGATCGGAGATATCAACATTTGGAGTCATTTGCTCCATTTTTGAGTTTAGAACTTCTTGTACTATTCTTTCATCATCTACAGAATTGATGTCAATCAAACGTAGCTGTCGAATAGTCATCTGTTCTAAATCTTCTCTTGTGAATTTTGGCATGTTTTTTAATTAACTTACTGCGTGAAGAAGAGCACTATAAGTTCCGTCGGTTGTAACATCGACTTTTGCACGAACATAACGGAAGTGATCGCCTTCAGGGAAGAAATAAATCTTATTTGTGTTACTGTTTAAAGTACAGGAAGCAACACGAGTATCTCCCTGTGTATTTGAATTTGCGAGGTTATCATTAAGACGGTTATATTGAACCCAATTTATACCGTCATTTGACACCTCAATTGTGAATACACCGTTTCCGGAGGTAACACCTGAAGCTATAAACTGAACTGAGATTTTGCTTCTCATTCCGACTTCAAATGTATCTCCTGTTTTGTCTTCTGTAACTGCATTTAGTAATGCAACTTGAGTTGTAAACATAGTTGTTATTTAATTAGGTAGTTTTTTGACATGTTGCGCAGGCGTGGTGAGTAGCATCGGCCAAAGCAACACGAATAATTGTGGACTCTGGAACTAAAGTAAGTAGATTAGTACCTATCATGATTGCCAATTGTTAATTATTAGGTATCGCTTTAACCGATACTGAGGTTTTTGTACAGAACCTCTTAACTGCTCTATCTTGAGTAATAAACGAATAGAGACGTTCGATTAGGTTGTAGCTGCACTACCGATGGCCCATTGCCAAGATTGGAATCCTGGACGGAACATAGTAGAACCGGTGTAAACCTTGGTACCGTTATTTATAACGTTGTCGCTATCAAAACGTGGGCGCCATCCCCAAACCATGTAAGCCATGTAGGATGCACGTTCAAGGTCAATAAGGAACCAGTACTTGCTGTAACCGGAAGGAATCCAGTTAGCAACTTTTAGATCAATATAACCTTCACCGTTGGTGAATACGTTAGTTACACGGTTAGCACTGTCTGGGTTACCGATAGACTTTAAGACTTCCATTGCGCGTTCCTTATTCTCACGAGCTACGATTAAACGTAGTTTGCGAGCAGGAAGCAATTGAATACCTTTGTCGTCACGGAATCGGTCCATTTTCTGACAAGCATCTTTCAGATTGTCATAAGATAACGGTGCGGTTCCAAGAGTATTAGATTGAATAGAACCGTCACCCATAGGATGAGCAGCACTAAACAATGCAACACCATCACCACCAGTGAAGAAAGTAGTACCAAAACCTAGATAGAAAATCTTAGCTGCATCGGTATCGATACGAGCATTTAATGCATTTCCTACAGCACCAACAAGATTGTTGATTTTTGGCCATAGATTGAAACGCAACATTTCTTCTGTGATATTGATTTCCTTAGTAAACTTAATCGGAGTAATTGTTACACTGTCGCCAGCGTCAATATCTTCATAAGAGTAAGGTTCTTGTTCACCAGTTGCTTGAGCAATACCAAGACCAGTGAAGTTCTCAAACTTAGAGTCGAGAATTTCAGCTGTATAGTCAGTCAAACCTAGTTCGCTGTATTCTAGACGAGTAGACAATTGTGTCTGCTTTTCATCCCAAATACGACGAATTCGAGGGTCTGCTAATTCAAATAAACGTTGTAAGTTCATTAATCTTGAGCGTTAGTAACTTTGACAAATCTGAACAATCCTTGACGAAGTCCTGAACCTGAACCGGTTCCACCTTCGTTGAATGGGTCTACCGCAGTACACTCAACAACTCGGGCAGTTCCAGTCATAGCACCCGCACTTACATCAACTTGAACAGCACCAGTAGTGGCAGCGGTCAATTTGTAGTAAGTACCAACATTAGTTGCAGCAAGGTCAGAGTTAGTACCCATCAAGAATTGGTAACCCAAATCAGGAACGAGTACAACTGGCTTTACTTTATCAACAGTTTGGTTGTTGGAAGCCATAGTCTGAGTTTTTTGAACAATACCATAAATAGTATCAGTTGTTCCAGCTACCACGAGTAGACCGGAAGCGATAGTTACGGGATCGCCAGCTGTAAAAGCTTCGGAGTTTTTACCGATAACTTTACCACCGTCGAAGTTAACTGCACCTTTACCATCAGGAGTTTTGTTTAACTCAGCACCATAAATTGTTCTAGACATATGTTGTGATTGTTTATATTTCTTGGCACAACGCGACCTTTATTCTACGTTATTCAGATGATTGATTTTTCTGCATTTCCCACCATTGTTCTGGAGTTAATCCCCAGCTGTTGAGAACCTTTAAATCATCAGGTGAAAGATTTGGCATCTTTCGTTCTTCATTAACGTATCCAGTTGCACCTTTGTCGACACCAGGGTCCGAGAAGAGTTCCATTTCTTTCACTCTATCGAACTTCTGGGTTTTAGCAGCTTCGACGAGCTGTTCATGATATAACGCACCGAAGGCCCGGCTTAAGTCTGCAGTAACACCTTCCTTTGTGAGTCCGGTATTAGTTGCGACGCGTTGGTACATTTCCATAAGCTCTTTAATCTTCTCTGGATCACGAGCTATTGCTGGTTTATCTGCTAGAAATTCCTTTATAGCAAATTTGCGGATTTCAGCTTTTTCCGCTTCTCGCTCCTGAGCTATAGGACTAACATTCTTTCGAATATGTTTATCCCAGGCTTTAGCAGCGGGATCGTTAAAGTCGATTTGGACGTTCATGGATTGTGGAGTTTCCTCTTCCTCCTCTTCTTCATCCTCATCTTCTTTATTTTCAGCTTGTTGCTTGGCTGCTTGTCGCTTTTTGCGAAGTTCTTCTTCTGCTTCAGCGATGGCTTTGTCAAGATTAGCTTTCTTCTGTTCTTTAGCTGCGATCTCAGCATCAGTCACAGAACCTTGACCCTCATTTGCAGGACCAGTTTGGTTAGCACCAGAATGTTCCTGGTTTTCTCCTTGAGGTAGAGTTGTGGTCTCTATTGTAGGAGTTTCGTTTTCATTAGGCATTGTTTTACGAAGGACTTTACCCATCCGCCGAGACTATGCTGAGCATAGAGGGAACCTTAATGATTGAATTTTAGAGAGAGATTAGCCTCTCAATCCAGTCAATAATTATTTATTGACTGAGTGAGGGTCTAAACTTTCCCAGCGTCTTCTTTTTGACCTAAGCGAAAGGCTTTAGATGTTGGTTTCGAAGCTTTCGGAGCTGCTTTACCAGCTTTTCCACCCATGTTTGAATGCTTAAGTTTAACATTTTTATGTGATGTTTTCATATTATTTTAATCCGTAAAATTTCTTTCGAGCTCCTTCAAATGTTTGACGTGGAGCTTTTGATTTACCAGCTTCTGAAAGAGCAATTGCAACAGCTTGCTTTCGACTTTTCACAACTGGTCCTTTCTTTGAACCAGAATGAAGCTTGCCGCCTTTAAATTCTTTCATAACTTTAGAGACTTTATTCATGTTTCTTTTGTTTAATTAATTTTAACTTATCAAGATGCTGAAAGGCCTTTTTAGCATCTATCAAAAGTTTTTTATAAGTAAGTGCCTGTGCTTTGGCAAATGCAGCTTCAATATCATTTCTTGTTTTCAATGCTGCGGTCTTAACTGCTTGGCGATACATGTTATCTAAATAGCTTCTATAAACTTCGTTAGAATACATAAGCGCTAAAGCTTGATAAGACTTTGGTAGTAAAGGCTCTGGCTCATCCCAATCAACAAGTGGGTCTGCTACATGAATGAGTTCGAGTGCTCTGTTAATGTCTGCTATTTCTGTCATGATATATCTTTTAATTGTGTCATATCCATTTTCATAGATGGTCCAGCATCAGGTTTGGGGACTCCTTCGGGAGGAACGGGTCCAGGTTGTGCACCTGGTTGACCTTGAGGCATACCTCCTTCTTTTGGTGTAAATCTATCTGTCTCAATATCATAAGTTTCGTCAACATAAGCGGCAAGTTCGTTGTAATCTGTCGGTACTCCCATTTGAGCAACTGTCAATCTCCATTTAGCGTAGTCCATAGCTTCAGCTTGTTCCAATGCAGTATTCTTAGAGTAAGAAGAAGCTTTGATAACTTGAACCTTTACGTCGAAGTCGTTAAATAGAGAAATTGGAATTGCTACTGCTTCTGTTGGCTCACCTTGGAGTTCACCCATTTCTTCAATGATGCTTAATTCTTCTTCAAGCTTCATTCGTTCGTTATCATCCATTCCTTCTGGGTCGACTAACTTTATTATTTTAGTACCTTTTTTGCCTTGTTGTAAATCAGCATCATGCAATACTATTTCTCTGTATACTAATTCTTCTACTTCTTTACCATTTTTGCCGGTAATTTTCTCAATCTTAGGAATAGAGTAGAATTGACAAATGTTTTTGAGTCTTAGTTCTGTACGGTCTCGTTCGCCGTCCTCTAAATATTGTATATTAAATTGAATTTTCTGTATTTGTTCTTGGTTTTTTAATAATACTTGACGGACATTAAGCCTTCCACCTTTTGGAGAGAATTGGTCAGCTGCTCCGCCTAGGCCCGAATTTTCTCTGATCAAGTTCATGAAGGTTTGGAACATATTAGCTTCACCAGCTTCAATACCAGGCAGAGTATCAAACTTCCACTTATTAATATCACCAACTTTACGTATCTTATTAGGAGCTAATGTATCGTCTTCAATTAAGTCATCAAGATCGGAGCTTAATCCATAAGGAAGTAGCGAACCATAAGTCTTATCTACCATCATGTTCACAAAGGTATTCTCTGTGTCTTGTTCTCCCATGAACTTGAACGGAGCTCCCGCCCCCCAGAAGAAGTTGTTACCAAATGGTTCAAAGATATATTTAGCAAATGGATATTTACCATGCGCCCAAGGAAAAGGTCCTTCATACATTACAACGTTGTTTGCCATTATAATGTAGAGGTTTTCACGACGATTAAAGTATTTTATAATTTGTACTTGGTTTGGTTGGAGTTCAACACTCATTTCTTCGTTATAGAACGTAGTTGGGTCTCCAAGGAACTGGAATGAACCAGGCTGCACATATTTCCACGATCCATATCTACCTAATTCAGTACTTGCTTCATAGTAGGTAGTGATTTTTTTCCAAATAACGAATGGTTGGTCTTGTAAATTAGGAGTGAAAGGGTTTGCAATATAAAAATCTTCTAAATTCAAGAGTTCTTGGTAGCAATTATCAAAATCGGTTACTTCCATATCTCTAGTAATAACCTTACCTGTTTCAGCGTTGTAACTCAAAGGAACCTTCTTCTTTCGTGTAGTCTTCTTATAACCTTCGTAAACGATAGCGGTTCCTTTTACAGTAGCTTCTAAAGCTGTGGCTAAGAATTTAGCATCAGCATTCTCTTCATTTAATGAATATCTATTTAGTTCTTTTAATAAATCACTAAATGTTTGGTTTGTAATATGAGTCTTACGATTGACGGCCTTAATTTTAGGCTCAACAGGACTCATCGCTACCTTAGCGAGATAGGCAATAATTAAGTTACGTGTAAAGTTTAAGAAAATGTTAGAGCTTGTCTCTGCTAGTGGACCAAGTGGTTCTATGTAGCCATTCCAACGAGTAGTCCAATCATCAATTACATCGTATAAAGTTCTACCGTTAAAGTAGTTATAACCTCTATTACACACTTGGCGACCATAAATCCAATCATTCATAACTCTGTTAGAAGCTTGAATTTGAGTAGGACTCGGTCGATACGTTGGAGTTAGTATCGAACTTTGTGTTGATTGTGCAATTTTTGCTTTACTTTCGTTTGGCATTTATTTTCTTCTTAAGTAGAGGCTTCCTGTAAACCTCTTTTTAGCTCTATGAGCATCGAAATTTTTAAGTATTTCTCTATCTCTTTTTGCTTGTTCTACGCTTTTAGTAATAATAGCGCTGCTAGACCTTGCAAATACCATAGCCGCAGCATCTGGAACATCAGGACTAAATCCTAGTTCTTTTCTTATTTCTTCTTTAGGTTTAATGAGTATCTTACCACCTTTGATTTTATATTTTATCACAAGTAGTTGGTTCCAATCATCAATATCCTCTAAAGCTCCGCCTTCTCTCAACCATTTAGCAAATTCCCAATAACATTGAGCACGCATATTGTAAAACTCTTCAGAATGATAGTCTTTTTCGGCACCTGCACTGAACTTTACCCCAGTTGGATGCCACTTCTGCTCTTGTAAGTTATCAAGAACTCCTTTGCCGATGCCGATAGCATCAAGAAATACATTTCTGTCAACTATATCTTCATCGTTACAGGCGTATTTAATCTCGGCCGCAGTTTGCATTGTATTAGGATTAATAAACTTCTTTAAGAGTTTCATATAATTCTTATACTTTAAGACAAAAGCGTTATAATCGCCTCCACCTTCTGCAATGTCGCAGCCAAGTCGCTTTTCTCCAAATGGAATAACTGTTAGTTTTCTAGCATTATCTATTATCTTACTTGAGAAGAGACTTATGTAGCCTTTATCATCTACAGTATCTTCATCTGGAAATAAACAAGCAAATAAGATGTCAAAGTGCGGTTTCTTTCTAGCTTCCGCTATGAATTCCTCTGTGTATCGACCTTCTTCAATTCCACGTCGATAATCAATAAAGATTTTGTGGTAGAGTGGGTCAACGAAGCTCTTGAGAAAATGGTTCCTATACCAAGGGTTACCAATCTTACAATAGAAGGCTTCTGTGCCTTTTCCTGCAATCATACGAAAGATAGTGGCTTCAATGGGGTCTGGAATTAAACCGGCTTCGTCTAAAATGACGTTGCTAGCTCCAGCTCCCATCGCAGACTCTATACCTTTTTGGCTATTAGAAGCGTTTGCACTAAGTACAAATATTCCTCCACCATTATTGAGTGTAATTCTCTCTTTGTTTTCTTCTAAACGAAGTCTATCGAGTCTTGTATTCTTTTCTAGACGCTGTTGGAAGTTTAAAGAGTCTCCTAAATGTTCAATGTAGTAACGCATAATAATCTTTGCTTTATCGTTGGTTGGTGCAACTACACAAACCATCTCACCTAATATACAAGTGAGGATTATACATGCCATCGCTACAAATAGAGATTTTCCATACTGAGTAGAGCAGAGTATTTCGAGTCTTTTATGATTGCGAAAGACTATCGCATGAAATATCTCTAATTCTCCATCTGTTACTACAGTATCGGCCCTGCGACCGTCGATTTTAAAGAGCTTCAAGTAGTCTAAACAAAGCTTTAACTCGTCTTCATCAATTCTTTTTGATAGCTTTTTTAGATTTAACATTGTGGAACATTTCTTTTAACGTATCGTTGATTTGTTTCAACTCTTCGTTGTCTTTAGGGTTATCAATTTCCATAGATTGAGTGGCTCTACCGAATACTCTGTCAAGCATTGAGTCAATCGCTCTTAAATCTGGCTTTTCAGATGTAATATAATAATACTCGTTGTCGCCAGCTTCGCTGAGTCCCTCTAGAACATCCAGGGCGTGTCGTATTTCGTCAGCACCCTTTAGTTGAACATGTTCTCGACGAGTAATCTTACCTTTATCATCTTTTTCTGTAATAATTTGATAAACATACTGAACTCCTCTAGCAAGAGATGATTGCGCAGACAAAAGTGGACGAAGTTGAGCAATAATATAATTTTGCATTTGTTTCTTCGCCTCTTCCTTCTTTATAGTTTCAGGAAACTTAAATCCTTTTGGGAGTCCTGAACCTGGTCTTTTACCACCTCGCTTTGCCATATAGAGTTAAAGTATCAATTTTACATTTTTTTGGGAATATTCCCTAATATCGGATTGGCTACCGATTCCTTTTTTTTTGGTTAATGTTTATAGTTATAGCACCAGCTACAGATAAAATATCCGTTACTATGACAACCACACTTACATGGGCTTAAAAATCTTCTTATAGTTCTGATAAGTATATTTATTATTTTCATTCGATTTTATCTCCTTCAGCTTCTAGTATTTCTTTCAACTGGTCTTGCGACATTTTTGCACCTTCAGGGATATTTTCTAGATTTACTTTCCTCTTCTCTTTAGCCTCTTCTTGAGCCTTTTTCATCATTTCAGTCTCTAACATAATCTGTGTAGACTCAAATTTATCTTGAAGCTTGGCGTTGTGGAAAGCTTCAACAAATTTGTCTGCACTAATTCCATTGGCTATACATACTGCCCTTACTTGAGCTCTCATATTTGCTACTACTAGTTGAAAGTTCTGTTGTAGTGCATAAATAGCTTGGGACAACTCCTGTTCCTTTCTAGTTGGTTTTGGTGGTTTGTGTCCTAAGTAGTCTTTAGACATTTTATTTCGAATTTGTTCTTATTAATTTTATTATAAAACTTTCAGAATATTTGTACAATTTTTATGTAAATATTTTTGACAATCTGTCGTATTTAGTCCTATCTTTATCACTCATTCTAAGACTCGTGTTCGTCGCTAAAATTTCTTGTGCCCTCCTAAACCACTCTTCATCACTAACACATTCACATTTTTCTCCTTTATCATGCCATTGACTTGCTTTTTGACATTGCCATTGACCATTCTTACGGCGAGTAAGGGCATCCATATCTTCAGGTAGAAATATTCCTATAACATCTACAAGGTTTATGACCCTCTTATCAAAGTTTACAAACTTAAGATTGGATTGAGTAATAATCTGCTTGAGTTTATCGTATTTATCTTGGTCGATCCAAATCTCTAGACCATTTCTCATAACAATACATACTTGTTGTTTTGCTAATTGTGTCATATTTCTACTCCTCTTGGTGCTTTGTTTTTTTGCATATTCCATTTTTGATAGTTATTAAACCATTTAGCTAATCTGCGATTAAGCTCAAAGGTCTTTTCCATTTCCCAACGTTGCTTCTTGCCTGTACCATTTAATTCTGACCAATAATTAACAAATTGAGAAATTTCGGCGCGGCAAATTTTTTCAGGAATACCTCTTTCCGTTAAAGTATGTATAACTTGCTCTTGTTTTTCAGTTAAATCAAAGAATTCTTTAGCTTCTTGTTTGGGTGAAGGTAGCTTGCTACCCCCTATAGATTTATCTATAGGTTTAATTATATTAAGTTTAATTATATTATTATCTGTTAACAGACTGTTAACAGACTTATCTTTTTCTGTGTAGGCTCCATTATCCTTAGTCTGGAGTTGTGCTTTCTCTTCAATATACACAGTATTGTGGTGCCAGTCCTTTCTAATGAGGTTATTAATTTTCCAATGTTTGATAACAATAACTCCACTTTCAAATAATAATACAAATCTTTTAGCCAGTAATATTTTGAGGTCGTCGTCACCAACACCTATAATTCTCATTGTTCGTTTTGGATTAACGAACCCATCATCATCAGCATCCATACCTAAGTGAAAGTAAAGGAGCTGACTTGATATTGGCATATCAAGAAAAGCGTCGCTGCTTGTTATTTTAGGGCTAAACATTCTACGTTGTGCCATATTTGTTTCCTTGGAGAGAAGAGAACTTAATGGACAAGACCGTGTGTGGTCGATCTGGTCCGTCAAGTTCTCTTGACCCACACATTAATACTTTTATTTATTATATCATACTTCTTGTTTATTATAAATATGCAGCAATTAAGAAAAGGTGTACCGGGCATAATATGGTCTCAGATAGGCCCAAATCTCCCATTTTTTAAGAAAATTTGGCAAAATATAATATAAACAGGCGTGCACCAAAGTGAGTTATAAACAACTTATGAACAATTTTATGCATATTTACTATTTACAAGTCTTTAACAATAATGTATAATAGATTTATAAGTAACTAATACTGCATCAAGCAGTGAAAGGAAAATAGATGATAAATCCTTACTTGCCAATCGATAAACAAAATATCGATGACATAGAAATAAACGATGATGATGAGGAGGTAGAAGATGGAAAATAATAATTTTTTAGCTAATCGCATCTATACTTCAATTCTAAGATTTGATGAGAATATAGATACAGAAAAAGCTTGGTACGTAGCTAATAGGTTCAAAGAAATTAGCATGAAAAAAGAAGCAGCCCCAGTCTATTTAGAAAGAGAATTAGAAATAGACAAAACTAAATCTAATCAATTAAGTGAAATATTAATAAAAATGATTAAAGGTCGAAAATCATTTCAGAAGTTCTATAATTCAAAAGAAGCAAGGGAAGAGAGAAATAGCTCTCTAAAATAACATGAATATATTATTATGGATTGTTCTCATCATAGTAGGAATTGCAGCATTACCATCTGCACTCCAAATTGTAGGTGAGTTATGGCAAATATTCTTAGAAGAAGTTTGGGACCCATTTTGGGAAGATTAATTAAAAAAATAAAAACAAAAAAATGACAACATTCAATAAAAATAACGAAGTTATTAAGACTCGTAAGCAAGTAGAAAAAGAAGAAAAACGTAAGAGGTTCAAAGTTAAATTTCAAAAGTTCGTAGTAGTTTCAATTCTAGTTATAGTATTACTTTCAGCAATTATTTATGGTATTTACTCGGCTGGAATAAAATTAGGAGACTGGATTGCTGATGAATTTATAGTTGTGTCTTACGACCAAAAATTAAACAACTAAAGGGGGAATCTCATATTGAGATAGTAAAAGTCGCCAAAGCTATGGAAGTTGAGTCTACTAATTGTGAAAGTATTAAACCAATAGTAGAAAAATACTTTGGTGATTATACAGACCAAGCTTTGTTCGTATCATTTAAAGAAAGTGGATGCCAAAATATACGCTCTTATAAAATGAATAAGAATGGCACATATGACTACTGCCCATTTCAGATTAATAACGAACCATCGGTATTACACGATTTAGACAAATGTGTGAAGAGAGCATGGGAAAAATTCAAACTTTATAAACACTGGGGTCAATGGTATGCGGTTTGCAAACCAGATCGAACTCCAAAATATCAAGGAATTAAATGTAATTAAATGAAAAATCAGTTATTTAGTAAGCTCTATAAGCTCAGAGAACAAGAAACTTTTTTGAAAGATAAAATAGAAAGTATTAAATCTGACTTAATACCTGTTACTGACCAACTCAATAAGTTACAAGAAGAAATGTCAGTTGTTACTGAGGCAATTTTAGCGGATATGAAAAAAGAGAATATAAAAACCTACACATATGAAGGTAAAAATGTAACCAGCGCTACTAGAAAATCTCTAAGTATTGTTGATGAAAAAGCCACTATGTTATCTTTAATTGAAAATAAAGATTTGCGTAAAGTTACTCAACTTAGTAAAAAAGAAATTCAAGATAGACTTACTATTATAAAACTTAATACTACCGCCGCTAAAGAATTTGCTCAACATATTGTTGATATCGGTGGTGAGGTCGAAGGTGTTGAGTTTAAAGAGACAAATTATTTAACAGTTAAAGAAATATAATATGGATAAAGAAAAAAAAGAAGAGAAGAATGCTTCATTAGAAGATGTAGCAATCAATATTAAAGGAAAAAAATATGTTTTAGTTTCCGATCGTGTAAAGTATTTTGCAGAAAACTATCCAAACGGTGGTATTGAAACAACAATTTTATCTAATGTAAACGATGAAAGAATTGTTATCAAGGCTATTGTAACACCTGATTGGGAGAAAAACCCGTCCCGTCGATATACAGGTCACTCACAAGCAGTTGTTGGTGATGGTTATATTAACAAAACATCAGCTTTAGAAAATGCTGAAACATCAGCTATCGGTCGAGCTCTTGGTATGTTAGGTATTGGAGTTATTGACTCTATTGCAAGTGTTGATGAGATTAACAAAGCTGAAGGTAGTGGTGGAAAAGCTACCAAAAAAGAAAAATCTCCAGACTATGATAGAATTAAACCAGAAGAACAAGAAGAAGCAAAAGCTATTTCTGAAATGATTAATAAGGCAGAAAATGTTGAACAACTTAAGGATATGCAAAACTCTATTAAAAGGTCTGGTACTTCAAAAGAAGTTATGCAACAATTAATTCTCGACTATAATCGCAAGATGCGACAACTCAAGAAAGAGGAAAAAGAAAATGCCGAAGAATAAGTACCAAGATAGCACTCTAAATCTTGTTGGCTCAATTTGGAAGAATGAGTCAAATGCAGGAAAAACTTATCTATCAATTATGATGGAAGACCCTGAAGATGAAGAACGTAAGTTTAAGTTAGTTGCTTTCAAAAATAAGAATAAGAAAAAAGATAGTCAGCCAGATTATTTAATTTTCTTTGATACTGAAAAGAATGAAGCTAAGAAAAATACCGATGAAGATTTTGAAGACGACTTCGATGATTACGACGATATCTAAATAAACCATTGGAGAGTGTGAATAAGTTGGCGGTCAATAAACACAACACTCTAGTAGTGTCATCTTCTCCAAACCGTTAAAATAAAATTACAACTATGTTTGAAAAAGATAAAATATATTTCCCACCTAAAAATACAGATAGACTAAAGGAAAAATACCACTTTAAAACAACCAACGAAGCTTTAAAGAGAAATAAAAACGTTAAATGTCATTATGAAGGATGTGGTAAGTGGTTCAAAGTAACACCAACAAAAACAGGAGTTGATCGTGACTATTGTAAAAAACATAGAGAAGAAATTCATGAAGCTGAAGCTGAAGCATTTGTTGAAAAAATAAGACAACGCGAATTAGATGAAACAGTAAACATATTAGTAAATGAACCATACGACGATGAAATTCCCTAGAAAAAATATCTCAGCATCTCTCATCAATTGTTATCACGACTGCCCACGCGGGTTTTATCTTACAGTTATAGAAGAGCTTATGGTAGAAGAGGGACCAGCTTTAGAAATAGGGTCAATCCTTGACTTTATGTTTAAGAAATACCATGAAGGTAAAGATTGGCTAGAAGAAGCCAAAAAAAAATATTTCAAAGGTAAATACTCAAAGGACAGAATTAAAAACTTTGGTGAAAGTAGAAAATTAATGGAAGTTTATTTGAAGGACCCAGATAAATTCGTTAAGCCTACATTTGATATTAGGTTTGATGTTCCAATAATGCATCCTACTACTAAAGAAATAATTCCAGATGTTGTATTGAAAGGTTATTTAGATGGTTTTGATCAAAAAAGAATTAAAGAACTCAAGTCGACTACACAACCTTACACACAACAAAGAGTAGATGAAGCAATTCAAGCAACAATATATTGTTATGGAAAATGGGCACTTGAAGGAGAGATATACCCAATAGACTATATTGTTATTGGAAAAAAGACTCTTAGTGTTGATAGATTTACCACAGAAAGAACTCTTAATGATTTAGAAAACTTATTTTATACTATTAAAGAATTCATAGCTAACGTCGAGGCTGAGAAATTTGATAAAAACCCTAATCATTCATTTTTTTGTCCATGCAGAAAATTATAGCACAATTTGAAAAACACTCTGGCCCAACGGCTATGGGTGAACATAAAATAACTTTTGTAGTTCAAAAGGAGTTTGGCGAAGCATTATATCCTGTATTACAGAAATTAGAGAAATTACCTCAAGTAGTTATGTATTTAGACCTAATTGAAAGTCGAGAACAAGCTAATGAGGCTTTAACTGAAACAGACGAAGAGAAATGGACCCGGCAAAATCGTAAAATTCACGCTTTATTTGATGATGTTGCAGCTGTTAAAAAATTGAAGAGCAGTCAAGTAAAGAAAACAATTAAAGAGAAATTAATTAAAAAAGGAATGATTAAAGATAGCTTAAAAGAGCTAACTATAGAACAACAAATGGCAATCATTACCGATTTAGAAAACTTAGTAATAAAATTAAAATATGATGACTAACGAAAAAATACACCCTAACAGATTTTATAATCTTACAGAATTACTACCATATATCCCTTGGATCAAGTCATTACCAACACTTGCAAATTTGGTAGATGCAGACATGAAGACAGAGAATAATCTTAAAGCTATTAAAGTGGGTTCGGGCTCTGGAGCACGCTACCACATTAAAGGCGAAAACATTATTAAATTTCTCGCTAAGGCAGAAAGTGAAGGCTTAAACCTTAGTCCATTGGAAGGAGGTGATGATGAGAATGTTTAACGAAGAAGACGAGACAAACGTTGGTTCTGACATCGAAGAAGGCAATAATGCGATCAATGAAGCGCAAGCTGACGAACGTGCAGAAGGTGTAGACGTAGCAGTTGAGTTTGAAGGTGAGTCTTATGAAGATGAAGACGAATTTGAAGATTAATTAAAATAAATTAACTAATATGACTAAACAAAATCTAGATTTAGATACATTCAAAAAAATTGCAGGTGTAGTTATCGAACTCGGAGATAAAATTAACGAGATTGATGGGAAAGTTCCTTATACACCATGTAAAGATATTCGCAAAGCTTTGCAGAGTATTAAAGTAGAGAGCGATAAGTTGCGTAAAGCAGCTGCCGCACTCCACAAAAAATAATTTTTTACGTTGCCCTTCTGTGTAGAGGAGGGCAATAATAAGAAATAATTTTATGAAAAAGAACCAAAAAAAATTATTTGAAGAAGACCCTGATTTTTTGACTATGGAGTTCGCTAACAGGGATGAAAAAAATAAGAGAAAAATATCTGACGAAGAAAATCTCAGATTTAAAGAAGCTTTTGGCGACGACCATCCCGACTATAATACTGAACCTCCAAAACGTAAAGAACTTACACAGGAAGAAAATGACACTATTATGTATAATGGTAAAACAAGAGAAGAATATTGGGAAAGTCAAAAGCGAGAATATCCTAAGAAGGGTAATATTAATTTTACTAAAAAATTCAAGTTCAAACCATTAGGTATAAAGTTAGTCCGTAATCAAATATTGGGCTATCAACCACAGGAAGTAATTGACTATGCTCTAGAGAAAGGATTTATTGTTAAGAAAAAATGGTTTGATAATGAGTATTTTTGTATTCCAACTGAAGAGGTTTTTCTCGCTAGTAAAAAGGGACCTGTAAAAACTAGTGTTGTGTCGAAGAAATATCTTGACTTCAGAGAAGATTTGAAAAATAATAAATTAAAAATTAAGAAAGGACAACTACTATAATGTTAAAAATTAAATTGGAAGAAGGTGGAATTGCGCCTACAAAAGCTTATGAAGGAGATGCTGGATGGGATTTACGAACCCCATTCGATTTTACTCTCCAACCTGCAGAGTTTGCAAAAGTTGATTTACGTATTAGAATAGAAGGTGAACGTGGTAAATATTACAGAGTCGAGGACAAATCAGGTCTCGCAGCCCTTGGCTTACAAGTAAGAGGTGGGATTGTCGATAATAACTATCGTGGAAATATTCATGTTATTATTCAGAATTTTAGTGCAAAGCCAATTGAATTTAAGACCGGAACTAAAGTTGCTCAGTTATTAGTGTGTCCAGTAGAAGATGATAATAATATTGAAGTATTAGAAGAAATTAACGAGAATACTGAGCGTGGTAGTGGCGGATTTGGAAGTAGTGGAGATAAATAACAAGAGAGCTAAGGGTGTGGGGATGTTGCGGACTGTGAGCCGTAGGACTGGTGGAGAAGACGGGCTGGAGCGAAACCAGCGATTCCTTACCACCCTAAGATACTAGTTCTTAAAACGACTTCTGAGAGTCAAACCTCTCCGTCCCCACTCCCTCGGCTCTCTGTAAAAACAATAAATATAATTAACACCCCTTTGGGTAGAAACAATAAAACAATGGACAATAAAAACAATACGGGTGATGGCAACTCTGGTGGCGGCAACTCTGGTGACGACAATTCTGGTGACTGGAACTCTGGTCACTGGAACTCTGGTAACTGGAACTCTGGTTACGAGAATTCTGGTAACCGCAACTCTGGCGACAGGAATTCTGGTGATTGCAACTCTGGTGATTGGAACTCTGGTGATTACAACTCTGGTGACAGGAACTCTGGTAACTGTAACTCTGGGGACGGCAACTCTGGTGATTACAACTCTGGTGATTGGAACTCTGGTAACCGAAACACTGGTAAC